AAGAACTCAAATGAATCTTCTCTATGATATGGAATATGTAAATCAGAAATAACTAAGATTTTTTTATTCATTACTACCTACTAGTTGTATTTGTCGTTTTAAGCAATACTTACTTGTTTAATGTGATAATAATCAACGCAAGACTCAAAGCCCCAAGCCCAGCTAAAATAGACCAGAATAATGTTTCCATTTTCTTTTCTAATTTATAAACAGAAGTACCTAGTATTTTAACTTCTCTCTTTACTCCAGTAATATGACCCCTGAGACTGATTAATTCTTCTGATTGTGTTCTTGCCATTGTCTTTTAAGCATTTGCAAGACTTTAGCAAGACACAACTATTATCTGCCAACTTGAAAATGCACATTAAATTTTGTGCAATCTGTTTATCAAACAATTATGTTTAGATAAAGTTATTTATTAAAAGTTTTTTGTATGTCCGAATAGAAGTCTTTGTAAAACTTTTGAACATCTTTTAAATATGTTTCGTAGTTTTGTTTTAGTTCTTCGTAAGTCGGTAGTTTAAATGTGAACATTTTTTCTCCTATTTAGTTTTAGGATATATATGTTGCGTTGCAACAAAAATCAAGACTACTTAATGTTTAAATGTTCTTTAACTGATTCAATTATGTATTTTGCGATTTCAAACTTCCACTCGCAATACAAACCTAGAACTACTCCTAAAAGGAAATATATCATTATGGTTTTGTAGGAAATACAACTGCTTTAACTTTAGCTTCGGTATCAACACCTTCTGTGATGTCTCTTAGATCTTGTCTGTATTCTAACCAAGCAGTTTTTAGTTCAGCAGATAATGGACTGTCTGATAATACTGTCCAGTCAGAAGAAGCAAGTATTGAATTTCTTTTTGATCTTAGTCCAGCGATTGCTCTATCAAAAGCACCATTCTGCCAAGCTAAATCATCTGCCTGACGTTGTGCTATTTCCTCAGCACTAAGGGGAATTTGTATTCCATCTACTAGTTTGTGTTCCATATTTACCTTTATAGTTTATTGTTTGTTTTAGTCAAGTTATACAATACCATACATTAAAATAGTACCATCCATATTGCCACTAGACATCTTGAATTGTACTGCGTTCACAGCCGAAGTAGTATTACCATATCCTGCTATAAAATTATGTGCAGAGTAATCTGCTGGGTGATTATTTTGGCAAACTGCTATAAAATGTTTAAGATAAGTAGTAGATGCTGGATTAAATAAAGTCATGTTTCCTACTATTAAATGATCTGTGTCAGAACTTAAATCTCCATCTTGGTTTAAAAATTGAAATCCAGTAGATTGTGCTAGATCTGAATTAGTTTTATAATCTAAAGCACCACCAGCATCGCTTTCTGCATGAGTTGAATTAAAAAATGTACTTGTTTTAGTTACATTATAGTTAGAGCCACTATCTGTACTTAAATTAAATTGAAATATTGTACTATCTGTTCTTGGGTGAATATCTATAAAATAAAACTGATACTCTTTATAAGTAGAATCAATGCCAGTCGTAAAGGATATAGAAGCACTGTTACTAGCTGTCTGCGAACTTATTAATACCATGTTACCAGTAGCTATTGCGGCATTGTATTCAGTTACATTGGCAATAGAATTGTTATTCAATGATGCTGGTAATAGCACACCTGATGTAGTTATGTTATTTGCAAAACTTCTAGTTATACTTCCCATGAGCAATCTCCTTTGCAAATTTCTTTGTTTGAGTGTAACGAAAATAAAGCCATTATGATTTTTTTACTCCGTATAGTTTAATAATTCCGTCATCTATGTTGCCAGATGACATTTTAAATTGAATAGCATTTACAGCACTTGTTGTATTAAAATATCCTGCATAAAAACCATTAACAGTTTCATCTCCATGATCGCAATAGTTTGTATTAATAATAAAATGTTTAACGTATGTAGTGCTAGATGGATTAAACAATGTTAATGTTGATGATATGTTTTGATCTGCATCATTTCCAGATTGTCCAATTTCTTGATAAGATGTTGATTGAGCAAGATCATTACTAGTAGTATAGCCAAGAGAAGTAGATGTACCTGCTTCATTATGAGATGCTTTAAAAGCAGTAGTCGTCATTGTAACGCCATAGTTACTTCCACCATCTGTGCTTCCTTGAAAATGAAATCCTACATCATTAGTAGCAGGGTGAATATTAATAAACTTAAATATATATTCATCATAAGTGGAATCCAATCCTGTGGTAAATGAAATATTAGCTGATGCACTAGCAGTCTGTGTTGATAATAATATTAATGTTCCACCACTAGCATTAGCAAAAGAAGTTACAGCACTTACTGAAGAATTTGTAATTCCAGCAGGAAGTATAACTCCACCAGTTGTAATGTTGTTTGATAAACTTCTTGTTATGCTACCCATGAATAATCTCCATTATTTGATGCCATATAAGTAAATTGTTCCATCAAAGTTTCCACTAGACATCTTAAATTGTATTGCGTTCACAGCACTAGTTGTGTTTCCATATCCTGCAACAAAAGTATTTGTATTATAATTGTGATAAGTATATGCACTTGTATTTACCATATAATGTTTTACATAAGTAGTAGAACTAGGATTAAAAAGTTGTAATGTTCCTGATGTATTTTCATCTGCACCATTACCTAATTCTGCTCTCATTGTTTGAAAACCTGTACTTTGTGCCAAGCCTATTCCCAGATAAAGTAAAGCTGTATTTGTATCAGCTTCATCATGGTAAGCATGATGAGCAGAAGATGTTTTTGTGACATTATAATTAGAACCAGAATCTGTTGATAGGTTAAATGTAAAATCAACACTATCTGTTCTAGGGTGAATATTAACAAAAACAAATTTATATGCTTTATAAGTTGAATTTAATCCTGAAGTAAAACTAATTGAAGCTGAGTTAGAAGCAGTTTGGGAAGATATAAGTGTAATACCATCTTCAGCATTTGCAAGTACTGTTATTCCTGTAACAGAAGAATTGGTAATAGCATTAGAGGTAAATACTCCACTTGTAGTTATATTGTTTGCTGCGGATCTTGCTATAGCTCCCATTAAAAACCTCTTAGGTTTTTGATTTCTTTATACGAATGTAATGAGTGTAAAGCCATTATGACAACCTCAAATATCGTACTGTAATTTCTGCTAGATTTGCTGGTGCAGTAGCAAATGTTAAAGTTGTACCTGATATTGTATAGTCATCAGTTGGAACTAAAGTTAATCCATTAACTACGACTAGTACATCATTAACAGCTCTACCAGCATCTATTGTGAATGTAGTATCTGATCCATCACCAGTAAAGTTAGCTGATGTGTAAGCACCACCTAATGGTAAATATCTATAAGTAATTTCTGCGTTGTTAGCAGGTGCAGTTACGAAAGTTAATGTAGTTCCAGAAATTGTATAATCTGTTGTAGGTGTTAATTGAAAACCATTTACGAATACTAATACATCATCAACTGTTCTTCCTGAGGATATTGTAAATGTAGTATCTGATCCATCACCTGTGGCAGTACCTGATGAATAAGATAAAGTCATTGATCCAAAAGATAATACTCCTGAACCATTTGTTTTTATAAATTGTCCATTAGTTCCATCAGTGTCAGGATAAGATATTCCATCTAATATAACTTTACCTGTACCATTTGGTGTAATACTAATGTTACCATTAGAAGTAGATACGATTGAAAAAGTATTAATGTCTAAGTTACCACCAAGTTGTGGAGTTGTATCTTGTACTACATCTGTAATACCACCTGATGTAATAGATACCCAAGCAGAACCTGTGTAGTATTTTAAAACAGTACCTACTGAATTGTAATATAGATCACCTGCTGTTAAAGCATCACCATCATTATCTAAAGTTGGATCTGCAGTTTTAGAACCTAAATAAACATCATCAAAATTATCAGCAGCAGCTAGTGCAGCATCTCTTGCTGAGTTTGCAGCGTTGGCTGAGTTACTAGCAGTATTAGCAAAGTTGCTTGAGTTGTTGGCAAAGTTACTAGAATTGGAAGCATGATTAGAACTATTGTTCGCAAAGTTACTAGAGTTCGCAGAATGGTTTGAACTATTAGACGCATGGTTTGAAG